ATGTACATGAGTGGGAGCATTCGTTCCTGGATTCATTATGTCCAACTGCGAACGCGCCAGGACACGCAGCTCGAGCATCGCGACATCGCGCAAAGCATCCAGAACATCATGCTGGAACATCTGCCGATAACGATGGAAGCACTCGGTTAACACCATACTGGTGTGGAGGTATTTACATGGCACGAAAACCAGCAGTGGATAAAGAGATCGAGCGCGTTCCGGAGAAGCCTGAAGGACTTCTGTGGTTACTCAAAGCGAGTGAGCACGAGATTCTCGAGCGTCTGCACCAGGATGGTGCAATCATCATGATTCATCCGGCGCTCGATGGCATTGTTTCCTATCGCATCGAAGAGAATCCAGCGCACGAACAAAAAGTGGTGCACGTCTGGCGTTAGATGTATAAATCATTTACCACTGCCTCCCACAGTGGTAAACCAAATAAGTAACAACACCAACAGAAGACCACCGGGTCGCATAGCCCCTGCATGCAGGATGAAGCCTATGAGTTCGGGTGGTCTTTTGGTTTGTCAGAAATTCACGAAGCCGAAGCCGCCAAACTTGCCGAGCTCGTGCCAGTTTCGCTTTTTCGCATACAGTCCATCGCCATCACGCTCGACTGAAAGTTCATCGGATGGTTCCGGCGATGTGTTTCCCTCGACCGTGTAGACGCCCCATTCCTCGACACGCGTCACGATGCCGATGTGAGCGATGCGAGACAGTGCCGAGAAGTAGAACAGCGCAAGGTCTCCACGCCGTGGACGCTTCGTGGTCGTACCGTCGCGGATGTGCTGGACAGGTAACCACAGGCTGTTTGCCTTGAACCATCTCGACCAGTCTGGACAATATGCAGAACGAGGAAAATTCTCGTCGTACACGATGCCGAGTTGTGTCGCTGCTTGCTTGTGGCGGAAGCGGACGTGTGCCGCACACCACGGAGAGCCAGCAGGGACAGGCGGTTTGCAGGATGCTTGATACGCTTCGACTGCCTTCCCGCGATTCTCGCCGACTTCCTGGACGCCTATGTTCGCGATGGCCAGTTCAGTCGATAACCGTGCTATTCGGCGTTCATCCATGATGTATACTCCTAACGTCCAACCGGGTTCTAAACCTAATCCTCACGCCTCCAGACCCCTTCCTGGAGGCGTTTCCTTTTTCAGTCGTCAAGCATTCCTTGACAACTCACAAGGAATCCTTGTCACATCAACTTGTAAGGATTTCTTACAAGTTCACCATTTTTTGACGTCACCAAAAAGGTCAGGAGAACGTCTCAGCATCGTCGCTTGATGAAACGATTGTAATTCCATTCGTCGTGTGTGTATAAATCAGATACACGACTCCGAGGCGCCAGTAACACGCGATCTCATCATCCGACACATTACCTGTCACCACGTTCGACGCAGATGTGATGACGTTACCCATCGGGTCACGCTTCACGCGCTGGATGTTCGACGAGCTCGTGCGGAAGAAGATGTATTCCATTCCATTCGGGGAGACACAGACTGTTCCGTGTGCCCCGGTCCCGATTGTTGTTGCCACGCTGACTGTGTTCCCTTCGTCGTCGGTTGTGTACCGCTTTACTTCACCGCTGGTCGTGTCCACGATGATGATGAGACTCATCGCACCACTGTGTTTCTGATACGCCAGGCTAAGACATTCAGCGTTCGTGATCGGCGTCGTGACCTCGTCCCAGTTTGTTCCGTTGTGTGCTCGAGAGTGGTACAGCTTCACGCCACCAGATGCAGTGATGACACCATAGGTCGCCTGCTGTGCCGGTGATACGTCCGCAGCGGTACAGTTTCCCGCGAGAGTTTCTTCGCGGAATACAGCTCTCTGACGCTTCGCGGAGTACATCGGATTGACACCGACACTCGATGCTCCGATGACGATGGAGTGATTCGCTTTGCCGAGTCCGAATGGTGAGCCGGTCTGATAGTTTCCAAGCGCATCGAATGTCGAGTCTGTTCCCCTGGACGAGGAATCGCTCGAGAGCTGAAGCGTCACTGTTCCGGATGTAGCCGGGTCTCCTGACGTATCGAAGACGATGCCATGCGCTGGTCCACGAAGGATGGCGCCGAATGGCAAATACAGCGCGGAGTCTGTCCCACCATTGACATCAAACGGGTCGTATAGGTCCGGAATAAAGTCGCCATTGATGGAGTCGAACAGCGTCTGAGCCGTGATGGTTCCTGTTCCGATTTCGAAGCCATACGCGAAATCAGTTCCAGATGTCGCGTTCGGCGTTGCGAGGATTCCACCGCCATATAGCCATGTGCTGATACCAGTTCCACCATTCAAGAAACAGTCGCGCAATGGCGGTTGTGAGACGCTACAGGTACCACTGCCTGGGTACGCCACACTGTTCGTGGCAGTCCAGCCAGGATGTCGGACAATACTGTTGTCGGACGCGTTGACTTGACCAGCGAGGTCGCTGATCGAGAGCGGCGTGACACTGTATGTCGTGACACCAGTCGCACCGCCGACAGTCTTCTGCCACCAGTAGTCGCTCTCCTCTTCATCGCGCCCATCGTTCTTCTGTTGCCAGAAGCGTCGGGAATAGTAATACGTGGTCGTGTCGACTTCGGCGACGATGGCTGGCGTGATGCGCTCGTGCTCGTATCCCAGACCAGATGGAACATAATGCGAGTTCGTGAAGCCGTTGACGGTGTCCTGCTTCAGCGTCGTGGTGCCAAGGTCAATCGCCCCTGTAGCGATGCGAAAACGCTGGCATGACGTAACACCCCAATATGCCGAATCAACGCTCTCTGAGCCAGCGTACGAACTGCTGGCGGTATTCTTGCGCGGGTATGGGTTGTCCTTGCCGTCAGTGAGCGGAAGCGCAGACACAGACCATGCATCAGGACTGCACAGGTCGATGGTCACGACAGCATACGATGTCGTTGCAGCTGTGATATTCCACGTTTTTGTGTTGCCATGGTAGTCGGTTATGACGAAGGTCCCCGCCACGCCTGTCCCGCTTTGCGCCTTGATTTGAATGTCAAGGTAGCGATATCCAGACATTCCTTCGTATGGCGCGAACAGGCGGTCGTTCCCCGTCCCTGCGATGCTTCGTGTCGTTGCATAGGCGAGTGACCAGCCATTGAAGCGGAATCCTCGGAACATGCACCTGGTCTCGCTTGATGCTTCACCTACAGCTGTAAGTGATGCCGAAGTGATGGCGCATGAGATGCTCGCAGGGACATCATCGAGCGACGTAGTCAATGTGTTCGAACCGTAGTCCGGATCTGTCAGGACTGTCGTGGTCGCATAGTCGACGAACGTGTCTGAACCTGACATCGAACCTGTGCCGCTGATTGTCCTGGACGAACCATCGAAGCCTGTCACGACCACACTCAGTGAATCCGGATACGATGCGGACCACGCCCTTGTGCGACCAATGACAGCCACACTTCTGTCAAGACACGAGCTCGTGCTGATGGTGGCGCTTGCCGTTGAGACAATACCGAATCCATCTGTGGTTCCAAGAACAGACAGCGACCACTCTGTGGCGCTTTGCGCGTGGAAGGTGTGAGCGTGTGCGATGTCATGGACAGCGACCGTATTCACCTTCACCAGGGAAACAGCGAAGTCATGGCGGACATCACCGCTGGAGAATCCATTTGCCGTCAGGATGGCGGTGTAGTCTGCTGTTCGCCTCGATGTCGCAGCTGCGGACACGCTGATGCTTCCACCGTTGGCGGTGATACTACATGCTGCCGTGGCGCCAGCCGTGGTCATCTCATACCAGCGATAGGCAGTGTTCGGAGGGAATACCGTTGGCGCCACACTTGAACTGTATGCAGTCTCAGTGACAGCCCAGAGTTTGTCGGTCGAGACCGATGCCGTGAATGTTCCTGCACATGTCACCGACACATCTTTGTATGATGTTGCGCCTGTCTCTGTTCCAGATGCGAGCACCACGTAGCCGGAGTTCGTGCTCCCGTGGCCGTTGTTCACGCTGAGATTCGCTCGGAGCTCCCATGTCCATGTTGCACCGGGTGATGGCGCATTGACTGTCGAAACAATCGCCAATGAGCCAAGGAATCCTAAGTGTCCGCCGAAGGTGAAGTCGGTGTAATGCGTGTCGTAGTCAGGTTCGAGAGGCTGAAGCGCAAACGGGTTCCAGATGCGCTCCGTTACGTTTTGCGTGTGCGACATCGTGAGCGTCGATGTACGTGTGCCATCGATGTAGGCCATTATTCAGGTCCACCGGATAGATACACGCCACGATAGACAGCCTTCCGGAACTGGACCGCGCCATTCTCGACCACGAACTCGATGGTCGGAATCGCGATGATTCGATAGACACCCTTCACTGTCGTTCCGTCCGGTTGCATAATGGTTACCACATCACGCACCCACAGAGGTCGGTTGTTCGACGACAACACCAGGAAGTCGCTCTCCCACTCGATGAGAATGCGACCAGTCATCAATCGGTCCTTGAGCGCGACGGTTGCCTGATAGGCCACGTTGCCGCTTGTGATACTCGGATCAGAGAGAATGTAAGGTACAGGTCGACCGCGCCAGTTATACGGTCGGTCTGCTGGGAGCGTGTCTGCTGTCTGACTCGCCGAATCTGCATCGTAGGAATAGATGAGGTCGCCATTCCTCGGGTCCTGCCCGATGACTGTTACCTGATTACATTCTGGACTCTCATAATGCGCCGTCATACGACGCACGACACGCTTGTTCTGCAGTGCTCCAGACACGCCTGCTGCAGCTGCTGCCGGAATACTTTGGTACAAAGTCATCAGACTCGTCGTGCTTAGGTCAATCGGGTTCGCCCACTGAAACTTGTACCCAGAAGTCGTTGGACTCCAGCCCGTGATGAAGTTTGCGCAGTAGTCGGTCTTGAGTTTCTGGAGCATCGATGCGATGGTGTCGCCACGCTGTGGAACAAAGGACGAATAACCACGAGCGATGTCTGGACTTCGCGAGATCTCTGTCCCTGTCGCGTCGTTGTATTCGAGGTAAGTGGCGGGAGGATATCCAGCCAGTGTCATCATGTCGCCGATTGCATCCTCGCCTGTATACCCGTCGTACAGGATTCCGTCCTGGAAGTAATACAGCTCGAAGTCGCGTGAGCGGTCCTGTCCCTCGAACTGAAGTTTTGAGAAGTTCAGCGACAGGTCAGCCTGCTCATACTGAATCTGCGGAGGAGCGAGCGTTCCACGGAAGATGTCGATGTATGTAGGTGTCGGCGTTGCGCTGTTCGAGATCGCCACACGAATCGGTCGGTCGCTGGTGATCTGTGGCTGTTGAACGCCTGCCGCTAGAAGTGCCGCACGTCTCGCTGTCATGCGAAGCGTCGTCCGCGAAGTTTCATCGACCGACAGCGTGAGGTCATCGATGTACTCTGTGATGTCCACGGGTTCATCTGCTGTCGCTGTCGCAGCAGGCGTGTATGTGGCCATGGCTGCAGCCACACCAGACGTCTTCGTATATGGCGACGGAGTGGTCACCGTGAGTTTGAGGCGCACTGTGTCGATGACACCATCTGGCGTGTACGGTGAGTTTCCAAAGTCGACAATCGTCACCGCTTCTGTAATGGTTCCGGTAGAAGTTCCAGCCACATCAGACCAGACAGTGCCCGTGAAGGTCGCTCCCGTCGGAGGAGGATATCGGAGTTTGATTGGCTTCGAGTAAAAGACACCAGTCTCCTCGAATGCGATTGGTGCAATCTGAACCGTTGGTCGACCATAAGGAACACGCCATGCGAAACTTCCGGATGGCACGATAGTTTGTCCAGGTAAGTCATTCACATCCTCGAAGAGGTGTGAGAAGTTGGCGCCGAATGTAGATGTAACCAGCAGCTCGCGACGCTTGAATGGAATCATCATCAGCGCGATGTTGCGCTGTCCTACAGCACTCGCGCTTGCGACGCTTCGTCCAGGAGTCTTGTTCGTGTCTGACTGGTCATAGACGCCCTTCTGGATTCCGTTCTTATAGACGATGCAGGAACCATTCGCACGGAATACCAGCTCGACAGTGTTCGCTCCGCCATAGCCCCACTGAACGCGAAGGATAGGCAGTGGCGAAGCATCGACCCAGTTCGGGACGTAGGCGGAGATGTACCATCCCTGATTGACACCATACGACGCCGTGGTCTGAACCCACTGCGTGTTTGCTGTTCCGAGAGACGTTGCAGTCAGGTAATAATCACCTGCCGCGTTTATCTCCATCTGCTTCCATATCGAGCCTGTGATGAGCGTGTAGGCGCTTCGTGGCACACGAGCATAGAGTCCAGCGTAGTTACTGGACCATGCCTCAGTGACAGGTAGAGGCGCAGGCATGGCCGTGTTTGTCACATTGTCAAACCATCCAGTCGAATACTGTCGGTCCCAGCAGGTTCCATCAGCACCGACACACACGCGTCCGAGGTCAGGACGTGGCTCAGGACAGTCGACTTCGACCAACAGTGGCCAGTTTGTCGCCATTAGATTCTCCTCATCTCAGTGACCAGATTCTGTCGTCCAGCCTGAATCATCATCTTCCGCATCGACCGCTCGAGGTCCGTGCTTGCAGGGATAAGCGTCTGTGGAATGATTCCGACGCCACCGACATTCGTCGGGTTGTTTCCAGCCGTCGCAATCTCCGAAGCGGTCACACCAATGGCGCCCAGGCGTCCGCCTCCGAATGTTTGTTTTCGAAGGTCGAGCAGGTCTCGAGTGGACCCAGTGTTCTTCGCGATCTCGAATAGGTGTCCCTCCATCGACTTCGCCATGTCGACGAATGCGGCCTGCATTCTAGCGGCGTATTCAGCGATGGCGACCATCGTCCCAATGAGTCCGCCTCCACCCTTGCCTTCGGTCGATTTGCCTGCCTTCGCAGCTGTGTCTGCTGCATTACCGATGCCAGACATTTGTGGCAATGGTGCGAGTGGAGCACCAGCCGTGTTCCCAGTCGCTTGAACTTGTGGAACACCTGGTGTTTTGAACATCTTGTCCATGATTGCGAATGCGCCAATGGTAAGACCAGTCGCCGCGATGATTCCCGCAATCGATGCCGCCGCCGCTGCCGGGTTCGCAGCTGCCTTCGCGACAATCTCTGCTATTGTCAATGCACGAAGCGCTGTCACCGTTGCATATATCGCTTTGACAAACATTCCAAACTTTACAGACACATCGACAATGAAAGCAGCGAGCCCAATGGCGATTAATGCTTTAAACATGGCATTCGCCGCTGTCCCTGCTTTGGTCATTTCTTGAATCAGTTTCGTCGTGCCTTCAAGTGCAGATGTAACAGCCGGACCAAACGCGACAAGCATCGAAGCCATGACGTTTCCGACTGCGACCTGTAACTGATTGTATGTGTCTGCTACATTGTCGACAGCCGTTTGAAGTCCGGCAGATGCCTTCGGCATAGCGTTGAAGGCATCGGCGATACGCTTGGCCGCATCTGCACCACTGATGCCCATCGCACGAATCTTCTCAGCGTTCTGTGTTCCGAATGCCGCCTCCATCGCTTTTCCAAACGATGGCAATGCTTCGCGAAGTTGATTCAGTTCTTCCTGATTTACTTGCGTTCCGTTGGCGAGCTGGCTCATTGCAGTGATGACACGCTCGACTGTATCGGCAGATGCACCAACAGAAGCCACAGCATTCGCCACACCTGCGAGTGCCTTCTCTGCTGTGTTCGCGTCAAACTTTGCTGATCTCAGGCGGATGAAGCCCTTCACAGTCTGCTCGAGGTTAATACCTGGAAGGAGCGCAATCTTGCGGAGGCGGTCCATCTCAGCCGTCAGTTCGGATGTAGAACCGACAGTCGTGGCGAGAGCACGCTGCAGCGAGTCGTAGTTCACAGCTGCATCGAGTGCAGACTTTGCGAAGCCAGCGATGGCCGCTCCTGCGAGGAGACCTTGAAACTGTTTGCCGAGTGCGTCAGAGGATTGTTTCGTCTGGTCGAATGTATCGGCGGCCTGCTTCGCTTCAGACTTGATGTTCCGAAGTGCCTGAACAGCATCGCCGGCGCCTGTAACTTTGAAAACGATGTCGAAGATGCCGAGCGCCATTAGATAGTCCTTTTCGCCAGCACCGACATCACGGCCTTGACGATTTCAACAATTTGATTTTCCCAGACTTCGCCAGCCCATGCGACTTCGGCGAACTCGTCCAGGCTCAAATCGGTCTCGCTGGGATGGCGCTTTAGATGCCTCACTGAACAATAGAGTATCTTCTGCGCCACCCCGCCTAGTCGTTTGGGACTTCGTCCACCGCTGCTTCGATGTCAATCGGAAATGCTTTGGCGAACTCTCCGACCACGTAGAGGTAAATGTCCGAGCGGTCTCGAGCGAGCTGTGCAAACCGACGCGATGGATTGATTTCACCGTCTCCAGGCTGAATCACATAACATCGTGCCATGATCATCAGAATCTGGAGCATCTGGTCCGGGAACTCAGGGAAGCCAATCTTCAACGCCTTCTGGACTTCAGGTCGAGGAAACAAATCAGCGGCCTTCGGTTCACGGAATGTGAACAAACCAGGCGCACCGATGAAGCGCTCGATGTCGACACTGTGATTCGGTCGACCTTCTGTTTTAGGAATGGCGTCGAAGATTGAACTCATTATGATCCTGACAGACCAGTGATTCCGCTCACACCGAGTTTGATGGTCGCGGTCTCGGTCTGTGTCTCCTCTGGGGTTAGACTTAGTCCTGCCTCAGTAACCATTCCGAAGTACTTGACGACGTTACCGGCAACAGATGCAGCACCATCCAAGTCTACATCAATCTCACAACCGAATCCGACTTTGCTCTGGAAGAGAGGTCCAGTGGTGTTGTCGATGTACAGTTCGAGGTTCACTGTTCCAGTTTGTGTCGTCGGCAGGGATGCTTCGTAGACCGCGCACAATGCCGTGGCGTTGACCATGTTCTGTGAAACAGTCGAGGAGAACGACTTTGCGAGACATGTCACGCTGGTCGCGGTCGTTGTCGGAAGTGCAGTCGTGTCACCCGTGAGTGCAGCTGCGGTGAAAGTGATCGTCAGTGTGACGTCTTTTGCGAGTAGTGGACGAGCCATTGATAGTTACCTCTATGGAGTTATTGTGGCTGTGTACAGTTGCACTATGCCATTGTCGACGCGACCATCCTGGCTCACGTCTACCGATGAGCTCACGCTCGACCGATTCAGGAAAAATGGAGGAGTGGTCGAATCGACTGTCTGCTTGTTTAGAAGCGTGTCGATACGGTCCACGATGCCCTTGATACGCGCCATCGAGACAGCGCCGGACTGTGTATCCCAGCACCACACCTGATGGCTTGATGTCGTCACGATACGGCCACCACACATCGACTGTTCGTCGGTCTGTCCACCATCAGTGTGACGCACCACGATGTATGGCACTTGTGGCTGTCTGAGGGATATCGGGTCCGTCTCAGGAGCGAGGTACAGATAGATTCCCTGTTGATAGTTCGGTGCGCGATTGTCCACCGCCAGCAGTCCCTGGAGCGTCGCATCTGCTGTGAGTGTGTCATAGATCCACTCGTCGACGACTAGACTCTCAACCATTGAAATATCTCCTCACGACGCTCGTGAATGCCGCCCACGCCTTATCGGATGCAGGAATCGCGAATGGTCTGTTCTTCACGAACTCGAGAATCTTCCCGTATGGAGCCGCGATGCTCACGATGTACTCGTAGTCATTGACACGACCGACAGTGATGGACGAACGCAACGCGCCTGTGAGGACCGCTGGTGCTTGTCCTGGCGCGGATGCCTGATGCGTCCTGTTCTTCCCGATCTTGTAAACACGACCAGACTTCTGCCCGGTCATGCTGGCAATCATCAGACGCATGGCCTTCGCCGCCGTCTCCTGAAGCCAGATAGACAGCACACGAAAACGATGCTCAGCATCGTCGAAGCCAGACAGGTCGACCTTGACTGTCACGGAGCGAGGACCTCGATGAGCAGCGGACCGAAGCGTCGCACCGTAGTCGATACAGTGAGTGTCAATGTCAAGCGAATAACAGCTGCTGTCGGGTAGGCGTTAGGATTCAACACCGTCACGATTCCCTGTGTCGCCATTGACTTCGTAAGCGTCACGGAACCAGACACGAAGGAATATGCCACGCCTGTTGCAGCGTTCGTGTACGTGGCGCTGAGCGTGCCTGTCGTGATGTCAATCGGTGAACCATTCTCGTCGACGAGTCTGACCACGTATGTGTGCCAGTCTCCAGTCCAGGCCGCGATCTGCGTGACCTGTTCCGGGTCTTCGGTGATCTGTAAAATGTTCACACTCATACTGGCCTCACGTAAAGTTTCAATGGTCCGAATACCTGCGTGTCGCTTGCGCCTGTTGTCCTGGTCACAGTCACAGTGTACGTGCCTGACGTGTTGGTCACTGTAGTCGTAAGACCGAAGGACAGGCGCCCATTGTCGGCATACGTCGCAGTGCCATTGTAGGTCGCCACAAGTGTTCCACCGCTGTTGTATACCTTCGCCGATACTGTTGCACCAGTGATGTCGATACCAGTGCCGTTGGCGTCCGTTACCTGGACATCGATGGACGTCGCTGTGCCGACATTAACATCGAGCGGCTGGTCTGCTCCAAGGCCATCAGCCAGGAGTTGATAAGGCCCGATGTGTACGCTCGTTGCAGCTGACACTGGCGTCAACAGATCTGCGGAGATGTAGTCTGTGCCATTGTGAAGGAGCGCACCCTTGAGTTCCGTGGCGGCGTCGGTGTCGTTCGCGATCGCATGTATGTCAGCATCCACTCGGCTGATGCCACCAGACTGATGCAATGTGACCAGACCTTCCTTCGACGGAGCATCTGCACGAAGAACATTCCAGCCATACGTGGCATGCGTCGTGTAGTCATCTGTCAAAGCGTTCCACACAGCAGCTGCTGTTTGTGTTGATGTCAAGCCACCAGATGACAACTTCACCGTCATGACCGCACCGTTAGTACCAGAAGCACCACGTACAACAATCG